CCGCAGCTACTAAAAGAACCCAATAGATCTTGTCTATCTTACCGCCCATTTTCTCGACATCTTCGTGAATATGTTTTAAGTCTTGTTTGTTCTTAACAATCTCTTTTTTAATTCCAGTCATATGCCCATAAAGGGATAAGATATGTTCTCTTGTTGTTTTTGGTTCTATTGCCATAGGTTATCCGTTTGGAAATACAGTTTTGTATTTTTCTGTTTCGGGTAATTGATTATAATTTAAGGCAGGTGCAGATGCAACAGCTGTTGCGGCTGGTTGTGGTGGTAATGGTTGCACAGGTATTTTACTTTGATTATTATTTGTTGAAGTAGGCATTGTTATTTCTTCACTACCGACTCCAGGAAATATTCTTTCCGGACTAGGTAAATCAAATCTAAAAGGTTGATCTAATTTTTGATATTTTAATTTTCTTATAATAGATTTTAATTCATATTTAGGATAAAAAGAATTAGCATTTATTACTCTATTAGTGCCTCTATCTTTTTCTATTTTTCTTAGATCTTTTAACTTACCTTCAAATCTAGGTTCACTAAAAGTCATAGGAACAAAATTTCCATTTAATATATTTCTTATATCTTTTCTAGACAATCCCCTATCTTTCATTTCTTTTTTAATGTTATACCTAGTTACCCCAAACTTTTTAGCTGTTTGAAAAGCTCTGTAAATTCTAAACTGTTCAGCCTTTGCATTTTTTTGAATAGCTTTAAATTCTTCTGTAACAGTGTCACCATATGAATCTAGTCTATACATTTTAGTAGATTGAAAAGCTTTAGTTCTAATCTTACTATAATCATTAATTAGAAAATCTATATTTCTATTGACGTCTACATCATAAGGTTTAACACCTGTAAATAAACCAGTTAATACATCTCTCTCATCATAAACTCTACCTTTGTAAGGCACACCTGTAATAGAAGAATACAATTGTCTTAGTGTAGTAATAGCTCCAGGTTCTAATGCTTGTGTCATATACTCAAAAGACTTATTCATTTTTTGTTCATCAGTATCTAACTCACCCCAAATTCTTTTACCACTTTTAGTGTAACCTCTTTTAATACTAACTATAGCTTCAATACCAATAGGTGTTGAGATAAATGGATCAAGTAATTCTCTCATTGGTCCTTCTTCATCAAACATTAAACCAAGCATAAAGTTCATAGAGTTTTGACTTGTAACTTCTTTTTTTTGAATAGCATTGTTTAATGCTCTCCACGGTCTTTGAACATAATCATAAGGAAGAATTGTAGATAAATCCACCATTTTAAATTTACCTTTCACAGCTTTTGTAATAGCTAATAACTGTGAGTTTCTTTGATATCCAGGAGCCAAATTTGCTTGGTAATCTTTCATAATATCTTGAGTTAAACCTGTAATAGCTCCATAAGTTTTCATGATAGCTAAACCTTTAGCGCCTTGAGTTGTAAACATTCCAATCAAACCTCTGTATCCCATTTCTCTTAAGATAGGATCTCCAGATAAAATTTCTTTGGTAGATATATTCATTACATTAAATGTACCTCTTATAGTTTCAGCTGGGAATGCTACGAAGTTTCCAAGTGGTAAATTTCTAACACCTTTAATTAATGGTGGTACCTTACTATACGTAGGCATAGTATTTCTAACATAGTAAGCCGACGCTTCTTTGATCGCTTCGTCTAATGTTTTTTTACTACCATCATTATTAAACATATCTAATTCTCTACCTGCAACTTTACTAAACCAATTTTTCATTCTACCCATATCTTTTCTAGCATAATCAGTTAAGAAAGATTTATACCAATTGTAACCATACCATTTCCAAACATGGTCACCGCCTGCATATAGTTTACCCATAAGCTCCACGATCCTAGCTTCTCCTGCCTTTTTAATAAGACCATCAAACGAGTTAATTCCTTTTCCTTTTTGAGTAGCTGCAAGCAACTCTCTTAATTCAGTTACAACTATGTTTTCATCTAGTGCACCATATTTAATTCCTTCTTCAATGTTAGCTGATAATTTTGCTTCAGCACTTCCTGTTAATTTTCCAGAGTTATAAATATCATCAAGTTGCATTTTAACTGAGTTAGTAACAGAAGCTCTACCACCAATTAATCCTCTCATTAATGCAAAATCAGCAGCAGTTATAAAGTTTCTTGATCCTGTTGCTGGAGAACCTACAGTCTTACCCCATTGAACACCTGCTTTAAACTGAAGCATAGTAGCATAACCAGGAATCTCCGCTAAAATATCTAATGGTCCTCTATTAGTTGTAAGAATTCTTGCTGTTTCTTTGTCAGTAAATAAATCACTTAGGGTAGTTTTTAATCCGGACATACCTTCTATTCTACCTATCTGAACTACTTCAGCCACTCCTTTCCCTGCTCGTGCTGCTCCAGCAGTTGTAAATACTTGACCATCTTTTAACATTGCTCTTGCTAAAGAATCATACATTTGTTTATTAGATACAGCAGTCATCATGTTAGCTGTAGTAAATAAAACATTACTTTTTAAATTTCTTTCTTGTCCTAATAATTTATTAATAACATTAGGTAGTTCTTCTCCCTTGTTTAAAAAATCATCTAAATTTAATCTCTCACCTATTTTTCTTAAAGTTTCAAAAGGATTTCTATTATCAACTTTACCCATTTGTAAAATTTGTTTTACCATAACACCTGAATAATTTTTAATAGCTTCGGATTTTGATACACCTTTACCAGCCGCTGCCACAGCTTCATCAATTAAATTTCTATCTTTATTAATAACTTTTTGAATAAATCTTGAAGCATTTTTAAATATAGGATTACTAGTTGGCATTGCATAACCAGGATTGTTTAAAAATGCAAAAGACTTTTTAACATAACTTTTAGTTCCGGTATTTAATGCATGAGCAAAACTATCATCATCAGGAATAAATTTTTTATATGTTTTGCTTATTTTAGCAACTTCATCTTTTAATAATTTAGCTGTACTTTTAAGTGTGTCAGGTAGATTACTTAATTTTCTTTTACCTTCTAGAACTTCTAATACTTCATCTAAATATGAATCCATTAGGGAAGGAGAAGTTTTGTTTGAGTTATATGATTTTTGAAATCCTTTAGCTAAGTCATAGGACTTAACTTCAATACTTTTTAATAAGTCTTGTATTTTTTTAGCAGAAGCTCTGATGTCTCTACTAGCAGATCCTTTTATAAATAGTGCTTCAGCTGTATTTTTACCAGCTGATCTAATCATAGAAATAGCATTGTCTATTCTTTTTAATCCAGATTTAATAGGATCAATATTATTAACTGTAAATTTTCTCCATTCTTTATAGTCGGGAAGTTGTTGTGTCCATTGTTTAGTTCTACCTAAACCAGTTAAAGCTACTCTAGTTCCTATTTGATTAAAAATTACATCTGCATTCGCTCTTATACCTTTAGCAATAGATGGTAAAACAATTGGATCTAAAGCTGCAGCTTTAGTAACTGCTGTAACTAAAGGATTTAAAACTCTTCCTGCAACGTCATAACCTATACCCACACCATAACCAATTCCTTTAACCGCTCCCCCTGCAGCTACTCCAAGTAATGGAAACAGTCCACCTATTAAAGCACCCTCTGCACCAAACTTAATTTTGTTTGCAAACCTAGCAGCGGCAAGCTCTCTACCACTTTTACCTTCTTCGTTAGTTTTTTCTAAGAACATAGGATCCATTCTCTCTTTTCCAGAAGCTATAAAATCTGTAGCTCCTAAAGCTAATGCACCTGTACCCATTCTTTGTGCAATGTTTGCACCTGATTGTATAAATCTATTTTTATTAACAAGTTTAGAATTTTTCATCCCCATTGTTTTTCCAACAAAAGGTTTTAATTTTCCTATGTTTCTAATTAATTTATCAACTACTTTAAAAGGCACAGCAAACTGAGTACCAAATTGAGTAATTTGCCCGGCTAATGTTTCAGGTTCTCCTGTAAAATTTAAAAATTCATCTGTTATTTCATCTAATTTTGTAGTGAAATTAGTATCAAAAGTATAATCAATACCTGTAGTTAATAGTTCACCTACAGCCTTAACACCTAAAGGCACACCTGTAACTGCACCGGTCGATATGTCTGATATGATATCAACTTCTTTTTCAGTATCTCTTTGTAAGTAATTTTTAGGACTAAACTTACCTTCAAATATTCCTCTGTTAGGATCAGTCTTACTTTCAAATAATAATCTTTCTGCGTCTGTAACTTCATCTAACCTGCCATCAGATATTTTTTTATTATATTTAAATTTTTGTATCCAAGTTTGAGGACCTAGTGTTGGATCTAGAAGCAATATAGAAAAGGGATTTATTACTTTATCTTTAGGTTCTTCTTTTTTGTCGTAGATATTATTTTTACTAGTTTGAAATTCTATAGCAGCAGAAACTTCTTTTTCTGTCAATGCAGAGTTAGATGGTTTGTACTTGTATGGTACGTTGTCGGCCATTACGCCCCCGTTTGTTGTGGTAGGAATAGTTGTACGTCGTATTTAGTATTGAATTGATTTACATCAGCTTGTGTTTGAATTTCCGCAAAGTCAGCCAACGCTTCATAACTTTGAGACATTAATAAAACAATATCGTCTGTAACTTCTGGAGGTAATCTATCTCTTAGTTGATCATATGATATATTTATTTCGTTTGTTTCAGCGGGTACAGTTTCTGTTTCTTGAACATTAACATCAGTCATTCCCATTGGAGTTTCTGTCATAATATTTTCATCCGCAGTCTCTGTCATCATGCCACCTTCAGCTTTATTTACTCTACCGCCTTTTGCCAAACCTGATAATCCTTTGTCAAAATCTTTTACCATTCCTAGTAATGTTTCAGTAGCTGATTTTCTAATTTCGTCTAGAGTTGCGTCTTCTCCTAGTTTTTCTCTAGCTAATTCCATAGCAATTTCTACGTTTGCTGGACTTAAAATTCTAAATTTAGAAGCTTTGTTTCCACCTTGTGCTATGTCTAATTTAGAATAATCTCTTTCGTTTTTCCAAAGAGTTATTTGAGTATCATCTGCATTTTCACCTTTTGCATTTTCAGCATTAATTTGTTCATTATAGTATGCATCAACTACATCCATATTTATTTCTGTAGCTGTTTTTTTATTAGCTTTAAGTATTCCTATATCATATTCAGACTGAACTCCTGTTAAACCTGTAGCGATATCACTTCTTCTATCTAATAATTTTTGATACTGAGCTTCATCCGCTGCTGCTCTTGTATCAAAAGATGTTCCTAAATCTGTTCCTAGTTTTGATAATGACGGAGCAGCTGATCTTAGTGCTCCAAAGATTCCACTACCTTCGCTAGGTGCTGCTAATATATCTGCACCGGCACTAGCTATTCTTAAATAATCTCCTGTAGACATACGTCTTTTTTTAGGTCTTTCAGGCATTGGAATTTGTTTGTTAATAGACTCATACATATCTACAATGCTTCCACCTTCATAACCAGGTCTTTGGGCCATACCACCTTGAGCAAGTTTAGCTATACCCATCTGATCTATAACTTTTAAATCTTCTTTGTCTTCAACTTGGCCACCTCTAAACATAGGTCTTCTTAAAATTCTACTCATTATCCTCCCATAAAGTTTCTAGCTGCACCCATTAAGCCTCCGGCCCCGATTCCTATTCCAAGTAACTGTTGCGTTGTACTTGGTGGTGGAGTTGATTGCATCTGTGTTGCTGCTGGGAATCCACCTATAACTGATGCTAACTGTGGAGCTACTAGTCCTAGTTGTGTGTAATCTGCAAAGGCTGTTTCTCTAGCTGCTTCTTGGTCCGCGGCTAATACACCTTGATTAATTTGTCTTTGTTGAGCACCTAGTTGAGACTGGTATGTACCTAATCCTTGTTGTGCTTGTAAATCTGCTGCTCTTCTTTGTGTTGCATCTGCGAAACCTGATTGTCTTAGACCTGCTTCTGCTTGTGCTCTAGCCATGTCTGCTGTTGCTTGGTACTCACCCATCATTGCAGCTTCTCTACCGCCACCAAAAGCTCCAGCTTGAACTGCTGAATCTCTTAAAGAACCTAAACCTTTTTGCTGCTCTCTTTGCATTGCAGCCATAGAAGTATCTATAACTTGTTGTTGATAAGGTGAAGTATAAGAAGCAATAGAACCAGTTCCTGTTCCAGCTCCTGTACCTGTTAAAGAACCTAAACCAGCTGCCGCTGTTTGGGCACCTGTTTCTAAACCTGTTTGACCAGCTATAAATTTTCTACCAGTATATGTACTAGTTGGAATTGATTTACCTAATAATTTTAAACCTTGTTTAGTTATACCAAGACCAGCGGCCTCTACAAAAGGTTCTCTTAATTGTCTTGTTGTTGTAGTTGCCATTATGCTTGTCCTTCTAATTGTTTCATTTGATCGTACATAAGGTCAGCACCTTTTTGTACACTTCCACCACCTGCTGCTCTTACTGCATCAGCTGTCATTACAAATTCGTTTTTAGATAATCTTGCCGGAACATCATCTGCTCTTTCTGCTTTACCCATAGGCACAAATCCACCGCCTCTTAAATCCATTTCATTACCACCCATACTCATTAGTCCACCTTGAGCTTTATTAGCTGCCATATCTTCTTTCATAGCTTGAGCCAGTGCTGATGCAAAATCTAAACCTTCGTCTTGTAATTCTTTTACTCTTTCCATTAATCTGTCATCAACGGATCCACCATCTTCAAACGATAAAGGTCTAATAGATGCAGGTTTTACTTCAGGATATAATCTGTTGTAACCATCTAAAGCCATTTCTATATTTTCTTCAAGGTCATTATCTTTATCTAAAATTGTATCTTTTATTAAATCTTCCATAGAAGTAGTTTTCTTTTTTTTTCTTTTTAAAATTCCATCTACATCTTTATCTATCGCATCCTGATCTTCTCCAACAAAATCTCCATCGGCATAACCAATTCTACCACCATTCATCATGTCATATCTTTGACCAGGAAATCTTTCTTCCATAGTTCTTTCATCTTCATCTCCCATTGGTCCAGGCATTGGAATAGGTCTCATTCTAGGATTGTTAGGATCAAAAGGAATCAGCTCAGGCATTGGAATAGGTCTACCTTCTGGCATTCCTTGTCGTCTAATTCTATTCATTAAATCATTACCACTCATGTCATCCATGTTGCCACCCATGTCACCTAAGTTTTCTGGCATCGCTGGAGTCTCTCCATAATAATCTTCCGCTCCTGAATCTATTCCTATGTTTCTTCTGTATCCATCATCAGGAGTACCATCTAATCCTTGTGGACCAAAACCTTCATTGGCATCTGACATTCTATTTATAATTTTTCTTTGTGCTACTTCTGGATCAACACCATATCTTTCTACTAAAACTTTTATAATTTCTACCGCACTTCCACCTGGAGTTAATGAAATTATTTTATCTATAATCATATCTACTTTATCTTGATTGTTAGATACTAAATTTCCAATTCCTTGTGCTGCTTTTCCCACTATACCAGGAACTGTATAATCCTGAACGTCTTCCATAATTTGATCTGTATCTACAAAATCTCCCATAGCATAACCAACTCTACCGCCGGTTCTATATCCGTATGTATCTAACATACCATCAACTTCATCCATGTCCCACGTTCCAGTGTTAGAATAAATTTCTCTGATAGCTGCTCTTCTTGCTTTTCTGTCACCAATTCCTTGAGCTGCCATTTCTGCATTGTATTTTGCTAATGCATCTTCATTTAATTCTGCTGCTTTGATTCCAGCGTCTACAGTTCCTGCCGTACCAATAACAGTAGCTACGTCTTTAAAACCTGATGGATCTTTATACCCTTCTAACATTCCTCTAATAGATTTAGTGGCTTCACCATCTTTCATACCTGGTTTTTCTAAAAACATTCTAAGAGCATTTTTTTTATCTAATCCACCAATACCAGCATCTATTATATTTGGAGCAGCTGCAAAAGTACCAGCCCTAAGAACATCTTTTAAATCTGCTTCATCATCGGTAGCCATTCTAGCTAAAGCTGCATTTGCAAATTTACCGTAACCTCCTGCCAATCCACCTATTCCTGGTATCATTGCTGCTGCATAAGGTACAAAAGGTCTTACCTCTTTAGGTATAATCTTTTTAATCTTACGTCTTAATCCTGAAAAAAATCCCATATTTTATATCTCTATTATATTGTTGAAAAGCAAGTTAGCAAGACTTGAGTATATGCTATTTCATTACAATTTACTAGACTTTTCATCCTTAGTCAATCTAGAATATGTTAACGCCAGCACCTAAAGGTACGTTTTCTACAGTCACTTTTACGTCTCTACGTACGTGTTCTGGTTTAGTAGCACTATTTGTATCTTGTACATCAGCCAGTGCTTCTGCATCAGAATTATATTCTTTTTTTGTTATCGTATTAGTTAAAGTTATTTCACATTCAGGTGTAATTATTGGTACTTTTTCTCCATCAATTATTTCGTATCTAATTGATGCTTTTGTTTCTATAAATGACATTATGAATCCTCTCTGTTTATTTCTAATATTGTTGCTATAACATGTAACTCATTAGCATCTGCAGCTTGAACTTTCAAGGTCTCACTTTCTAATAATACCAATGGTTCTGTTAATAATTGTATTGTTGTGTTGGCTCCTACAGTTTTTAATTTAAATATACTAAATACAGCTCCTATAGAATTTGTTAAAGTTAAATTTATTGTAGTACCACTACCCGCATCTTCTGAAACCAATATAGATTTTACAATAGATCTAGAATTAGAAGGCACAGTATATAAAACTGTATCGCTAGTATTAACTAAATCTAGTTTTGAATTTAAATATACATTTGCCATTAACTAATAAACCAAGTAAATCTTTCTTGTTGTTCTCTCATGTCTTTTAAAAATGTAGAGTTTAATTGTGTTATTATAGAAGTAATAGTTCTATTAATTTGTCTTTGATTATCTTCAGAATATTCTTTTCTAGGTTCTGGTAATCTTACTACAATTTTTGTCATTATCTTCTTCCATCTGGTTGTAGATCAGCTTGAAAAGTACCAAATCTCCATGACTGGCCTGATCCTGTATTTTCTATTTTAAGAGCAGCATATCTTCCTCTTGCTCTAGTATCTACTTTATTCGTAGTTGAGTTAATTATAAAAGGACTTAATGTTGTTACGGTATTAGGGTCTGCAGGATAATCAGCAACTGATATAGTTACTTGTACATCTCCTGTTAAAACTTTAAAGTTAGGTAAAAATCTTCTCATAGCTAAAAAATATTCTCCTACTCCTTGATCAGTTTGCAAAGCAAAATCATAAGATTCAATTAATGAAGTTAATGTTGTAGTTGTTCCATCAGGATTAATTTGATCAGTTCCTATTTCTTGTTCAAAAAATAAAGTCTGACCTAAACCGGATTGACCTATAACGTCAGGAAAAGTACCATTAGAAGGTTGGAAAGGAGTAGAACTAATATAAGACGTAGCATAAGGTCTTGGATAAATTAAAGAATCAATCCAAGATGTTCTTATAGAATTTTTATTTACACCTGTATACCAATTACCCATTGGAGCATTTTGACCTAGTTGACCATAGTTATACGTTACATATCTATTATTAAAATCAGATGTTTCACTTGGATACCACCAAGTTACTTCTGTAAATAAATTATTAATCCCTGCACAAATTTGTTGTCCTTTGGTAGTTGCTGCATCATCAAATATATAATCTTCAACTGAACAAGGAAGAGAATTTACTGTACCATCAAATGAGAAAAAACCATTATTAGACATCCAATAAGCAACACCATCTATTTCTACAGCTGCGTTCTTACCAATCAATCCACAGTTTGTTCCAACTTGCTCAAAACCAAAAGTAAATGGAGCTCCAACAAATTTCATTGCATACAATGAGTTATCCGTCCAAACAAGAATATTTTCTTTAGCGGTCAACGCTCCAACAATTTTTGTTCCATCTTGAAGTCTTTGAGACCCGGCACTATTAACAGCTAAAATATCATACTCATTAATATCTTCTTGATTAGAAAATCTAATAAACATATCGTCTTGAGTAGCAGGATTACCAATAGTTACTTCTGTACCAAAATGAATTAAATGCCTAGTTGTAGGAGATATTAAAGTTGATCTAGTAGCGGTTGGATTACCTACTCCAGTTCCTATTGCAGTTGGAAATCCTGGTGTTGTAGTAGACGCTCTTGTTGCTAGTCTTGCTGTAATACCAGAGTCCCATGTAAAAGTTTTACTATTGGCAATAGTTGCAACCAATACTTGTCCAAAATTATTTAAAGACCAAAGTCCCGGTTCAAGAGTTACTACTCCTGCATCTACTGCACTACCCCAACCTGTGTATTTAGTTGCGTCTATAACCAATGCTCCTGAACTATGGGACGCGGCTGTTGTTCCTTTTATTCCTCTTGTTGCCCCTGTAAAAGTATTTGTGCCTTTACCTGTATATGTAATAAGTTCTGTACCAATAATTACTGTACCTACTGCTGGAAAACCTGCATTAGATGTGACTGGAATAGTAGTTACACTAGCATTAATTCCTGAAGATAAAGTATTTTGTTGTGCGTTTGGTACTACTCCACCATATTCACCAATACCAAAACCATAACCATAAGATTGTACAGAAGGACCCACTGGTTCGTAGGGAATAACAGTACAAGAACCATTTGTTGCAGCACCAGATGCTGTTTGAGTACCTGTTACAATTGCAATTAAAGAAGATGTAACTCTTGTTACTTGAAATATTTTATCTTCAAAAGCAGCGTTAGTTAAATTAACCCCACTTGGTACAGTTACATTATCTAATAGAATAATATCACCTGATTTTAAATTATGATTAGCTGAAAAAGTTAATGAAACTTCTTTAGAAGGATCACTTCCAGTAGACATTGAAACACTTGTAATTGCAGTTTTTAAAGGGGTTACATCAAATAACTGTCCTTCAAAATATACGAGTAAAAATTTATCTGTTCCAATAGCTGTGTATCTATTACCTTCTAAATCAACAAATGAATGTAGCTTTCTAGAAACTCCTACTATACTTTGATCTAGTAAAGATTGCCAACCACCTACTTTTTCCGGAAGTCCATATCTAAATCTTACATTATCGGATTCAACCCAACGACCAACAGCGCCAACTGTAGTATCTTGTTTGTCTATTCCAGGTGCAAATTTAATTTGTTGAAGAGCCATGTTTTAGCTCCCTATGCCGTGTTCGTTTTAAACGCCCAGCCTCTTGTTGAATCTATATAAACTAAAGTTATAGCTTGACCATTAATATTTAAGGATAAATTATTTGTTGCAGAATTAATAGGTTGACCATTTCTATTAACTGCTACAGCGTTATTTGCAAAAGTTCCCCGTGCATCAATTATTACTACCTCATCACCTATTGCAGGAGAAGTAGGTAAAGTAACTGTTACTGTAGTTTGTGTAGTATCTACAAAAAGTTGATCCCCTGCTACTGCTGTAAAAGCTGTGATTGAAGATGAAGTAACAGTAAAATAAGATTTTTGAGTAATAGCTTTAGATGTATTAGTTCCATCTGATTTAAGAAGCATAACTGCTTTATTTGGTACTGCAACTGGAGTTGATGAACTTGCAGTTTTAACGCTTAAAGTATATTTGTTAGCTGTTGTTCTATCTGTTGCATCTTCAATAATAAAAACTCTTTCGGAACCACTAGGCATAATCAAAGTTTGATTACGTGCTAATGTACCTGTTAGTTTAAAGTATAAATTTTTACCATTAGATACCGCACCATCTGTTAGAGCTACTGTAATATCAGAACTACCTGTCATTGGTAAAGATAAAAAACCTGAAGCTGCTTGTTGTAAAATTTGTAAGTTAGTATTAGTAATAGCTCCCCACAGACCTGCTTTTTCACCGGTTGTGACTAGTTCTAATTTTAAATCGTTTGAATAAGTTGATGCCATATTAGTAAGGTTCTATCTCCGTCCAAGTCATGTTTACACCAGGAACAATATCATTCCAAGTGATAACACTAGGTTGACCTGATTTTACAGTTAATTGTGATCCAGTAGGAAACACATTTGCTGTTCCTGTTACTGTAACACTTCCTGCAGATAAGGTCAATGCATTTCCGGTAACATCAACAAGAGCTCCAGCAGAAATTATTGGATTTCCTGCGTTTAAAATTACTTGAGATCCTGAAACTGTGTGATTTGCGTCTCCACTAATTGTAACTGTTCCTAAACCAAGTGTAACTTGGTTACCTGAAACATTTTCTACAATTGAACTTGCGGTAATTCCTACACTACCAATACTAATTGATAAAGAATTACCTGTTACTTGAATGTTAACGTTGTTATCATCATCAACCGTTGAAAACGGTCGTTCGGCAAATGAAGCAAATCCGAAAAGCATAGGTTAACTCCCCTAGCTTGCTGTGTAGGCTTTACCAGCAGTGATCGCAGAATTAGAAGCAGTCATACTTTCATTAGTCCAAAAATCTTTAGCAACCATGATCTCTAAATGTTCAACATTTCTGTCAACAGCTGATTGTCTATCAGCAGCTTCTTCGTCTGCCATTTGTGTTCCAGCAATAACTTCATTAATTAAAGTTACTGAATGTCCCATAGCTGTGTAATCTTGTGCTATATCTTCTGCAGTTTTTACGTCTTCGCTCATAATATTTTCTCCTTATTTTGTTGCACATGCAACGGGTTTAATTTTATCAAGTTTCTTGTAAGAATCAAGAATTAACTTAGGTTCTACCATATTATTACGAGGATCTCCATCATTATATTTGGATTCATTCCACTCATTTTCCATATGAAATTGTAAGTTTTTATTGTGTGAATAGCCAAATTGTGTCCAACGTGTGCTACCCCAAA